GAGCTGTACCAGGCCATCAAGGACCTGCTGCCCGCCACAAAGCAGTGGAGCATCGACGAGAGCGTGCGCTGGGCCGAGAAGCTGCCCCCGCGCGAGGAGCGCCGCGGCAAGCAACCCCAGCAACGCCCAGGCCCAGCAACGAAAGCCGAGAGCTTTACGCCGCCAGCACCGGCAGAGGCGGTTGATCCTTCGCCAGCCGAACCAAGACAGCCGCAGCCAGCCGCCCAGACTCAGGCCCCGGGCAAGCAGCCCACGCTCGAAGAGCTGGGCAAGATCGAGGGAACGGCCAGGGCGCAGCAGCGCCTGGCGCTGTGGAAGCAGGGGCATCACGAGGCGGCGCTGCGCCCCGGACTGACCCGCGAGAAAGCGGGCGACATCATCACCGGGAAGGACAAAAAGGCTCCCGCGGCCGCACGCTAAAACCCCAACCAAAAGTACTAGAGACTGTGCGGAGAGTTTTGCCCTTCGCACAGTTCGTTTTACGATATGTTGAGCCTATTTTTATCACACATCTGGAGGCGTTGTGAGCGATTTTCCCAAACCTCCGCCGCAGCCCGAGCCGCCCTTTCCCTGGATAGGATTCTGCCTGTTGCTGGTGGAGATGGCCGGGCTGCTCTATTGGATTTGCCATTTTCCTGTCTTGCATTAATTGATTGGAGAACACCATTGGATATCACGAGAGACGACCCAGCCGCATCGTCGGCTGATCCGGCTGAGACAGCGACTTACGCTGATTTTGAACGGCGCATGGCCACGGCACTGGGATCGCTGGCCGAGGCGGTTGCCTATGGGGAATTTGCCAAAGACCTGGCGCATGATTCTCAGCAGGCCTGGCTGTACGGCATGCTCTGCGGCATCTGGGGAGAGGACCCGCAGGCACTGATGAGCTACCATCCCTGGTGGGATGAGGCCTATCGCCAGGCGCTGCGCACCTATCACGAGATGGTGCGCGAACTCTGCCAGCGCTATGACATTCAGGTGACGCCGCCCCTGCGCCGCCAGCTCGAACAGGCCATCTGCCAGGAGCGCCAGGACGATACGCACATCCTGACCGATGTGACGCCCATGCCCCACCTGGTGGAGGCGCTGGACCTGCCGCTGGGCGTGACGCGCATCTGGCTGGTGACGACCCACCGGCTCAACTGCGAGCACACCCCACGCTGCGCCTGGCATGACCTGGTGATTGCGCATGGGCGCTTTCGCAGCGCCGGAGGCCAACCCGAAACACCGGTCGCATGGCTTGCGCCCGACTGGCAGGCGCAGACCTGGACGGTGCTGCGGCAGGCAGAGGTGATGGGGCTGGGCTTCGACCAGCTGGTCGAGCACGTGCGCGCCGCCCTCAAGGCGGAAAAGGAAGAGCAGCTTGCCACAGACTGATGCCCGCCAGTTGCATGACCGCAAGGTAGCCCTGGCGCGGGCCGCCCGGCTGCTGCGCCACCAGGACCTGGTGATTCTCGACACGGAGACAACAGGATATGGCAAGAACGACGAGATTATCGAGATCTGCGTGATCGACCTGCAGGGAGCAGTACTCTTCGATACGCTGCTGCATCCATCACGCCCTATCCCAGAACGAGCAACGGCCATTCACGGCATTACCGATGAGATGACAGCAGGCTGCCCGACCTTCGCGGAGATCGCCGGCGATCTCCTGGCCATCCTGAGCCTGACGCCCATCCGCGCCATCGCGACCTACAACGCCGAGTTCGACCGGCGCATGCTGTTGCAGACCGCGCTGACCTGGCAGCGCCCCAACCAGGTCGGAACACATTTTACGGAATGGCACTGCCTGATGCGCCTCTACAGCGCCTATCACGGCGAGTGGCAACAGTATTTCCACAACTACAAATTCCAGAGCCTGGAGCAGGCTGCCGAGCATTGCGGCGTGGCGCTGCCCGAGGGACTGCGCCCACACCGGGCGCGCGCCGATGCGCTCCTGGCTTTGGGCGTGCTCAAGGCTATGGCGGCCAGGGCAGAGCAGGAGGGTATCGAGCTGTGAGCGAAAGCGAGATAGCGCCCCCGACCTCGGATGGTCAGCAGCAGTACATCGACCTGCTGGTCAGGACAACCTATGATGGCGCAGCGCTCGACGCGCTCATCGCCAGCCTGCCGGTGTGCGTAGCCGCCCTGCTGCACGACAGCGCCACAAACGAGCGCTATATGCAGCGCGACGGCTGTTTCGTCGTGCGCGTCTTCGAGGACGCCGAGTTCTTCAAATACGCCATCGAGCAGCAAGGCTATGGCCAGGTGATACTCTCCGATCACCTGGTCGAACCGACGCCGACAACGGAGACTGAGCAGGAGCAACAGGTTCACTGGGTGCCTCTGGCAGGCGGCAGCGCGAACACGGTGGCCATCACCCTGGACGCACACTCGCTCTCGCAGGCGCTCACTTCTCTCCTCGGCCAGGAGCGGGCCACCGGACATCCCCACCTGCTTCAGATCATGATACAGGCGGTCCCCGACGGCGCCAGCGTCGAATTCACGCGCTTCGCGGTCACGGTGGTGGCGCGCGGCGAGGATGTCGTCTCCAGCATGCAGGCAGCGCCCGATGCGCAGGAGCACGAAGATCTACCGCCAGCAGAACAGAAAGAGGAAGAACATGGACAATAACAACGAGCAAGAGCTGCCCGGATGGGTCACCAGCCACACGCTTTCGCCTGACCTCCAACGGAAGCTCGAGCAGTCTGCGGAAGGCACAGCGCGGCAGGCCCGCGCCGCTGAGACGCGCATGCGCATGAACCCGCCCTTTGTGGTCCAGGAGGCCGACGCCGTCGTTACGCCGAAGGAGCTAGAGCAGGCCATCAAACGTCAGGAGCGGGATCTACAGTACGTGCGCGTCTCAACCGGCGTGCTGCTGTTGGTTGGAGTGCTTGGCGCGCTCGACCTGCTCGTGCGGGCCAGGGAATTCTGTAAGATGCTGGGCGTGATTCGCCGGCGGCTCTCCGGGGACGGCCCCCGGCTGAAAGGGAAGTAGCCATGGAAGGCTTTACGCTCCATCTGGCCGGCGACAACTTCGCCATTGTCAACCGCCTGGTGATCTTCGAGCAGATCGCCGAGGCCTTCGAAGAGGTCTTCGGCTCGCCGCTCTCGCCGCTCTCGCTGGTCTATGAGATCAGCCACAACCTGGCACAGATAGAGTGGACCGGAGAAGAGTTCGGCCTGGCCTGGGTGCATCGCAAGGGGGCGACGCGCGCCTTTCCCGCCGGACATCCCCACCTGAGAGGCACGCCCTGGGAACGCACCGGCCACCCGGTGCTCATTCCCGGCAGCAATCGCGATTATAGCTTCATCCTGCAGCCCGCGCCAGGGGCGGAGAAATGCGCCTTTTCCGTCAATCACGGGGCTGGGCGCTGCATGTCGCGCGGCCAGGCCAGGAAGGCGCTCTCACAACAGGCCGTCAATGAGGACTACGCGTCCGCCGGCATTCTGGTCAACGACATGGACGATGTTCCTCTCGACGAGGCAGGCCCTGCCTACAAATCGTCCGAGCTGGTGATCGACGCGGTGCTTCAGGCCGGCCTGGCAACGATCCAGTACACGCTGTGGCCGCTGGCCTCGCTCAAGGGATTGAACTGAGCCCGGCGAGGGGATTGACAGCGCCAGGACAGGTGTAATACAATCCCCTCGATGTGACGCGACGTAGAGCAGTTGGCAGCTCGCCAGTCTCATAATCTGGAGGTCACAGGTTCGAGTCCTGTCGTCGCTACCTATCCCTTAAAAATTGAGACAGCACCGGCAGGGAGCAGGCCGGCTCCATCTCTTTCGGCCGAAGAGGTGGAGGAAAGGGTTTCACGTCACTGGCTCGTTGCGCAGCATCGGCTCTGAGGGCTGGCGGTATCGATGCGTTTCGCCGCTAACAATGGTAGTCGGCTGCGGGTGATGGATGCATGTCGCGCGTAGCACATACGGCTATCAGCCAGGGATAGAGCAAAAACGTGAAGCCCAGCTTCCACTTTCGCAGGCGTCCCGACAGGGACATAAGGCTTTGCCCGATAGCTCAGTGGTTAGAGCGATAGGAACATACTTGATTGCTGTTCTGACAGGTGCGTGGGTTCGAGTCCCTCCGGGCAAACTTTTTCACAGCCGATAGTACCCCTTCCATTGACTGAGGTTGAATCACAGTGTAGTCTACGTGCATTCTTTGTATGTAGAAAGTGAGGCAATCCCATGCAGCAATCACCACTGGCACCCTACCAACAAGGTCTTCCATCACAAGCATCCCCCTATCAGCAACAGATGCCCCAGCAGTCGCAGCCACTCGCGACCCAGACCCAGCAGATCGTCAAATTTTATAAGAGTGGCCTCTTCCTGTTCGCCTCGGCTGCCGGCCGCATGCAGCGCGACGCTGCACAGATGCAATCCCAGGGCTGGCGTTTACAGTACGCCGCCTCGCTGGGCATGAACATCTTCCTGCGGCGCATCATCGTGGCGATCTGGGTGCACTGATCCTTAAAAGAGGCGTTTGATGAGCGCCTCGATATCCTGCCCCGGAAACTCCTGCGCGAGGTACCAACGCAGCTTCGAGCGATAGCGGTAGCCGTCGTCGTGCAGCTCGCGCTCGATCACGTGCAGACGCAGGAGATTCATGGGAGGATGCCCCGTAATCGTCTTCTCCTGAACCTGTAGCCAGGCCGCGATTTCCTGGCGGGGAAGCAGGCGCTCTTCGCCGTGGTCGACTAATACTTGCAAGATACGACGCTCCTGGCCGGGCAGGTCGGCCAGGCGCTTCACCAGCGTGGCAAACTTCCGTTCGTTGAGCGGTGGAGGCGGGGGAAGTGATGGGCTGGCCGGCGACTTCGGCGCAACGGAGGCGCTGGCCTGATCCGCCACCTGGCGGCGCAGCGCCTCCTGCGTGTCCAGCAACTTCTCGATCATCTCGCGCTGATGCGCCACCTGCTCGCGCAGTTGCGCAATCTCCTGATCCTTCGCCGCCATCTGCTTTTCCAGTTCGATGATGAACTGCTTCCCGAATGCTCGTCCACCGCCATAGATGCGCACCGCCTGACCATCATCTGGCGAGTTTGCTTCATCCTCTGATTTGGCCAGCATCGAGCGCAGCTCCTCAAGCGTGGCGGCATCGATGGAACGCAGCTGGGGCGCGGCCTCCGCGTCTAGGGTGGGGGTCGCGCCGGCGTGGAAGGTGGCGCGCCGCCGGATCTGGACGAGCTGCGCGGCGTGCTGGTAGAGCACAATGACCTGCCCCTGGGCGAGGCCCCCGACCATCTCTTCGACTCTCGCTGGCGGCAGCGGCAGCAGGTCCTTGTAGACCTTGACGTCAATGGGATGCACGACGCGGTGCAGGAACAAGAGCGGCACCTGCGTCAGCACGTCCTTCTCGACCTTGGCCGAGCGCTGCGACGCCAGGATGATGCCCAGGCCCCGCTTGCGCCCGCGCAGGGCGATGCGCGTCAGCACGGCCTTGAGCGGGCTGCTGGCCGACTGGGGGATGAACTCGTGGGCCTCCTCCAGCACGATCTGATAGGGCTTGCGCTCTTTGCCAGCTACTTCCCACAGGCGGCTGAAGTAGGCCAGCAGGAAGGCGTGCTGCTCGTCGCTGCTGTAGTCGGAGAGGTCCAGGATGATGGAGATGCCGCGCGTGATGGAGATCTCCGCCAGCGCCGCGGCGTTTTCCGGTCCGATCTCCAGTTCGGCGTGCTCGCTTCTCCCGGCGATGAGCAGGTCGAAGCGTTCTTTGAGGCCCCAGTACTCGCCCTCAATATCGACGATCGTCATGGGCAGATTGCCGAGCAGTTCCTCGATCAGCACGGCGACCGTGTTGGTCTTGCCGCTGTCGGTGATGCCCAGCACGCCGACGCTGCGCCCAACGAAGGTGGAGGTCTCGAAGGCGAGCGCCCCCTGCGTGTCGATGCAGAGCATCAGGCTACCTCGTATCCTTCAACTTCGATGCTGGCGACATCGAGGGCGTCATTCCAGACATGCACGACCCGGTACAGCTCCTTCTGATAGGCGATGATGCTGCGCGCAGGGTAGGGGAACGCGCCGTGCATATAATCGAGCTTCCAGGTCTCAGGGGCGTCGTTGGCGCGCACGTCCCAGGCAATGTTGCCGATGGCCAGGTGTTCGGGGGTGGCGTGGTACAGCTCTTGCAGCGTCAGCACCTCGGAGGGCGCGCCGACGCGCTTGCGCCGGGCAGGCTCAGGCGCGCTGGCTTTGTCTGCGTCTGCGTCCCCTCCCTGCGCCTGCGTGAGTTTCTGCGCGTAGATCTGCGCTGAGGTCGAGGTGACCGACCAGTTGTGGCGCAGCGCAATCTCCCGCGCGATCTCCGCCACCGGGCGATTGGCATCCGCGCGGCGCGCGTCCAGGAACTCGCGCCGGATTATGGCGCTTTTGGTCATGCCGGTGGCCGGGGCGGCCTGCTCAGCCTGCGCGGAAGGGCCTGGTTCTTCCACCGGCGAGCGAGGCGCGGCAGAGATGCCTGGCCCAGCCTCGGTCGTTTGTTCAACGAGGGTGGGAGACGCCTCGAAGCGAAAGGTCTGCGAGCCGGCACTCGCATCGGTATCGATGGTGATGGTGAGTGAGATCGTGATAGCCATGATGCCAGGTCCTCCATTATGAGCCGTCTTGGCAAAGAGTTTGATAATCGCCGGGAAAGACAATCCTTGCCTGTTCTATAGCTGCCTTCAGTCTTGCGAGCCGGTCCTGCTTGACCTCAAAGACTCTCAGAGGTTTCATGTCAAGATCATAGATCATCGCCAAGACCGTATGCGAGAGATCGGGAGGCAGGGGAAGCACGGTATACTCGTCTTCGTAAAGCGCCGCAGCGCTGACATCCTCTGACGGTCTGGCCGGATCCCAGGCAACGATGATTCTCTTGTGATCCATAACACCCCTCCTGCGAGATTTGCTCAAGTATAGCACAGTCGTGTGCGCGCGTCTACAACCCTTGACAGGAGTACTTTTGGCAAGTAGAATAGGGGGAGAAATTGGGTGTTTTATCTCCCTATCGGTTTTTGTAGGAAAGAGAGTCAAATATGCTTGGCGTTCACGTCGGGGGCATCTACACCATCCGTTTCAAGACTTCCGTAACGTGCTCCTGCATCTGCATCTCGGGTATGGGATTGGTATCCTACCCGGCAGGCGAGGTTATCCAGGGAGTGACTGTTACCTCTCTTGAACACGTAGAGCATCCAGGGCTATCCACATACGGCCTGCGCTGGCCACACACCATCGAGCCAGGGATCTCCGCCACGATCGACACAAAAGTCTCTGCACAGATTATTGATCTCTTTGTGGAGGAGATGCGGGTCATGGATGAAACTTGCCTGCATACTCCAACCTTTGAAGCGTTGCTCAAACAGGATGGAATGCTTTATCTATCCGGGTCAGCGCTGGCCGAGGGCTTCTCTGTCAGCGACGTGCAGGCGCTGACTCGTTTCCTCTCAGAACGAGTCAGCGCCTGCACGTCGCTCGAACCACTGTACAATTTTGAAGACTTCACCCCTAAACGGGTAGAGGAGTAACTGATGAAGCAACCACCACTCCCGTCAGAAGAGTCCCTGGCCGCCATGACCGCCATCATGGTCGAGGCCAGGCGGGCAAAGCTCGATCTAGGAGAGATCATCGCAGCAGCACTGCATACCGCTGCCGAAACGCTGGGGGATGTCGAACGCCTTGTCGCCGGACGCCCCGGCAGCTGGGAAGCCGAGATCGTTCGCCGCATGGCTTCTGAACGATTCGGAAGCAGGTGGACCGACCAGTACGCACACTACATTGAGCGATTGACACCGCTCTTTGTTGAGATGGGCAAAGCAGGAGAGGATGGTGGAGATGTGTTGAGTCAGGCGATGGGTCCGGCGGTGGATGAGTTGGGCGGCTTAGCTGAATTCGCTGGCCACAGTTACTGGTTCCATGATTTGGTCAACATTGGACGGCAGTATTCAGAGCATGTGGCTGATAACATCTACTAGAAAAAGGGAAGTGGTATGAGCAAACATACCTTGTACGTGCCACGGAGCGATGAGAACCCCTGGCGGCGCGATCTCGATAGCTGGCTGACCATAGCTGAGTGGAAAGAGATATCGCGCTGGTACCCATTCTCGCTGCGGTCGCTGATGTACGATGGTCGTTGGTATGAACATGGACGCTACGGCTCGCGAGACCAGGCCTACAGCACCATGCGCCTGCGAGCCGAATCCCGGAGGTATGACTACTACGTGATTGTGCATTGTACTCTGATCGGCAAAGCAGGCAGAGAGAAAGCCGTGGTCTTCTCAGGAGGCAGCGAGCAGACTATCCTGGCTGAGCGCCGACGGCGATTGGCCGAGGCGGGTTTCCACCGGGAAGCAGAGGACCCTCTGAGGCCGCAGCCGGATCGCGAGCAGGAGTTCCGGCAGCTCGTCGAGGGCCTCCTGGAGATCGCTGCGCCTGGCAACGTCAAGGCATCGTTGTGGTCGAGGTATCAGGAGCTGACGCAGGAAGAACCATGAACCATTTGGTGAGGTGTTTTATTATGAGCACTGGCAGCGCTACCGGGAGATGTATCCGGAGGTGGACGCGCCTGCGCCAGCAGAACAGGAGACGCCATGAGCGAACAGACCCGTGCCCTCGTCACCACTGCGCCGGCGTACTATCCGGGCATGCCGGTCCAGGAGTTTGTGTACGTCGATCTCTCTACCGTGCTGACGCAAAGCCAGAGAGATTCGACGCAGCGCGAGTACCGGCGGCGTATCAACCAGTATCTCGCGTTCTGCGCGACGCACCATGTGTTGCCGGAGGAGCCCAAGAGCCTGGCGCTGTGGCGCGATCACCTGGTGATTGCCACCAGGCAAAGCCCGCGCACCATCCAGGGCAAGCTGGCCGCCGTGCGCAGCCTGATGGCCGAGGCGGCCAGCCGCGAGGCCATCTCGCACGAAACGGCGCAGCGCTTTCGGGCCGTCAGAGGCGTCAAGGTCAAGGCGATGCGCCACCGGCTGCGCCAGCACAACAAGACTTATCTCTCGCCGGAGCAGGTGCGCGCCCTCTGCACCGCGCCTCACTCGGAGACGCTGGTCGGCGTGCGCGACCGGGCGCTGCTGGCGGCGCTGGCCTCCTCCGGCTGTCGCGAGAGCGAGATAGCCGGCCTGCTCATCGAGAACCTGGTCATGCGCGACGGCGGCTACTTCTGCCGCGTGCTCGGCAAGACCGATGAGGACCCGCGCGAGGTGCATCTCTCCAGCGAGGCGTACTGGATGATCCAGACCTGGCTGTTTATCAGGAAATCCCATAAGATAAACAGCCCCTACGTCTTCACCTGCTTCGATGGCCGCGGCGACAGCCGCATCACCAATCGGCCCATGACCGGCAAAGATGTCTGGAAGCTGGTGCGCAAGTACGCGCGCCGCGTCGGCCTGGCGCACGTCAAACCGCACGATCTGCGGCGCTTCATGATTACCCAGCTGGCCCGCAAACGCGATATCTTCGCCGCCAACCTGGCGGCCGGGCATAGCAAGCTGGAGACGACACAGGAATACATCCTGGATCGCAGCCTCGAACCAGGAGTGACCGACGACCTCTATTAGTACTTTTTACCTAACTTGACCCAAAAACACGCGAGGGCAGTGATGACGCACAAAATAGCCCACTCAGGCGCTCATCGCTGCCCTCGTTTTTATCGTCAAGCGAAGAGTGCTTGCATAGATCGATGAACTTGAGTATAACTCACCTAACCGCTTTTATTGTTTAGTAGCGAGGAGAAGATATGCAGTCCGCGGTTATTCGACATCGTCACGTCATTCCCCCCATCGATCCAGTCGCCCCACTGCCAGCTATTTCTCCCGAGTTCGATACCAGCCCGGATGAAGGCACGCCCCGTCAGCACGTGCGCATCAACCAGGCCACTCGCACGTTCTTTGCGCTCGAGTCGGACCCATCGGTGCGCTACGCGCTCGACAGCGCGCCGACTGTGCAAACCATCGCCTTCCTACGGCGCGCCGGCTACACGGCCTACTTCGAAAAACCAGGCGGGCAGCCGTTGCTCCAGCGGCATCACGCAGTCAATGAGCTGCTCAACCTGGGCAACCTCGCCCTGCGCGAGGGGTCGGTGGAAGAAGGCACCTACCTGCTGGAGATCACCGAGCCTATCCAGCCCTATCCGCCACCGCGCGACCCGGTACTCGGCCTGGTCGCACCCCACAGCCGCTACTGCGTGGCGTGCGGCGGGCCCTCACCGCACAAGATTCTCTGCGACCTGTGCCTTGCCGCGACCGAGTGGCAGCCGGCGGCGTTCTGCAACGCTTGCGGCGATCCGCACTGCCATCAAAGCAATGCCCAGTTCTACTGCCCGGCCTGCTGGAGGACCATCTCCCAGCAGCTGGCCGCTGAGCAACCAGCGCCGATGCGCTGCGAGCAGCTGGTGGCGCTCGGCTACTGGCAGGCTGAGCGTTGCTGCTCTGAGTGCCACGCAGGGAGCGATGAGCAGCTCTATGGTCTGCAGCTACGAGGAAACAGTGACACGCTCAGAACGCAAAGAAGCCGCATCACCCATGCTGGATGCGACTCTTCTCTCCCTCCATTCTTTCCCACCTCCATCGTTTCGGGTATGTAGCTCTTTGGCTATAAGAATACCCCTCTTTCGCGTCAGGAGACGATTCTACGCGCCTCTCGTTTGAGCCATACATGCACTCATCTTTTCTCGCATAGCGCAGGCGGCGGTAAGCTAGTCTAGCCAGCAATTGCTATACTGCTGGCATGGGTAAAGTGCATCGCATCAAACGGCGCTTCTCGAAAATCGTCGAGCGACAGCCATGGAAGATGCTCAAGCCGGGTAGCAGTCAGAACTTCCGGCTTCCTGACCATCTGAGCTTTTACATCGGAAAGCGAATCGCGCGAGAATGCGGGTGCAAATCCCGCCCCCGGCTCTCTCGACATGCCAGCCCAACTGTGTTATCATTTCATCAATCCAGGAAACTGGAGGTGGAAGGTATTTGCCTTCGCGGCCTTTATGGCCGTTTTTTTATGGAAGCCATGCAGTTGAATAAAGTAGAGAATATGCTAAAATGTGCATGTACACTTTTCTGAAAGGATACATGCTATGCCTTCCTCTCCAGCGCTGATCCGTCGCGGCAAAGTGGCCGAACAACGTCACTGCATTGACTGCGACAAAGCATTCTCCACGATCAACAAGGCAACGACGCGCTGCCGGGCATGCCTGAATAAACGGCGAGCAGAGTTCGAGGCGCGCAAAGCCGATGGCCTCTATCCGCCACGGCCCTGCCTGCTCTGCGGCGCGCCCTACGTCTCATCGGCCATCCGCGTGTTGTGCTGCGAGGAGTGCGAAGGCAAGCGCAAAGCCGACCCCGCTACCGAAGAGCGCTTCCAGAAGCGCGCCAAGGCCCGCCGGGAGGCGCACGCCAATCACTCCGCCCAGCTCGTCTTCGCCTATGCCGAGTTGCACCGTACACAAGAGGGGCGCTGCCCGATCTGCGCCCAGATACCTGAGCAACAAATGATGCTTTACCCCTCCGACCAGGAGCCCAGGGCTTTACTCTGCCAGGCCTGCGCTACCGCTGCCGCGGCGCTGGCTCACAATGCACAGCGCACCAGGCGGCTGCTATCGCTGCTGCTGGTCGGGCATGTGGTGGAAGGCTCATGAATTCGATTCCGATGGCTCCAGAGCAACAGGCGCGCCGCCTGGCCTGCCTGCCAATGGACCGCACGGTCACCTATTGCCGACTCTACCAGCGCCGCGGTGCCTGGGTCTACGCTGCTTACTGGAGAGATAACGATGGTAAACAGCGTAGTCTCTTCCTCGGTCGAGATGGCGAGGGCAGGATCGCTCGTCATGTTGCAACGCATCGGCCTCCTCATCCATGGCGACACAAAAGGGCAGGAAGGTCAAAAATCCTGAAGTATGCGGCTAAAGTGTAGTGGCATGTAGTGCCGTAGAAGTGTAGAGAAACTTGCTTTTTCTCTACACTTTTTGTTTGCCTGGCAGGAAGTGTAGTGATCTGTAGTTACGTAGAGTGTAGAGATGTAGTATATACGCCATATCCTTCATTTTTCTCTACACTTTCTCCCCAGGAGCCTGCTCTATAAGAAAGTGTAGTGGATTATATATTACTCTCTACATATCTACACACACTACATCTATACAGAACTATATTTTATTACACTTTTCTGAGGCTAATTGGCTTCTCTCCATTCTCTACACTACACCAGCATTACAGGTCACTACACTTTTTGAGCACGAACGCACCGACCTTCCTGCTTGAAGAGGCAGAATCGGAAGTGTAGAGATTTCTCTACACCAGAATACCCCACGTCGCGGGAGAAAAAATCAATTGATTGCATTTTCTCTGCTTCGCTTGCCTCCTGTAGATGGTGTAGAGAGCTTCTCTACACTTCCCCTGCCGAGTTTTTTCAGTTATTTCCCCTGCTGAGGCTGCTGTACTTGATTTTCCGCCTCCCAAACAGCTATTGTCGCTGTAAGGCTGACCGTATGACCGTACAAGATTGAGCAGGCAGGCGCATGGCGACGAAGAGGACCAGGCATCCGGGTGGGCGACCTGCGAAGCTCACTCCAGAGGCGCAGGCATCCATCGTTGAGGCAATCGATCAAGGCTGCTTTGACTACATTGCTGCCGAGGCTGCCGGCATCACGGCGCGCACCTTTCGCAACTGGATAGAGCGAGGCGAGAAGGCTTCGAAAGGACCGTATCACGATTTCTACCTGGCAGTGATGCAGGCGCGGGCGAAGGCGCGAATAACGGCCGAGAAGCGTGTCTGGCTGGAGGATCCATTCAAGTGGCTGCGCTTCGGTCCGGGGCGCGAGAAAGCCGGGCGGCCAGGCTGGACCGACGGTACGGAGGAAGCCGCCGACGCGCTGGCCGGTATGGCCGATACGGTCATCAAGACGGTGTGGGGCCGTGCCGATCGCGATCCGCCGCCTCAACCCAGGCAGGAGGACCCTGCCGAAACATCACCCATGCAACAGGAGGGCCCAATCAGTGGCTGAGCAGACAGCAAAGAATCCTTTTTCAGGCCGAGTGCGCATAGAGAGCTCCGATGGCATCTTTTACAATACGCGGGTCACCGACCTGGATTCTGGTGCGAACATTCCCTTTGTCTACGCTTATGAGTTCCGGCTCGGCGGTGATTCTCACACCGGAAACAAGGTCACGTTGACCTGCATTGCCGCGGTCGATGTGGTAGCTGAGGCTTCTTTTCGCCTGCTTTGTCCTGGCTGCTTCCAGGATGCGCTTGACTCGCATTTCATGGAAACTGTTTCGCCAGACTGGCCTCTCTGCCTCATCTGCAATCGGCCTATCGTCCCGCCTCATCATCGTGACTGCATTTGCAATTCCTGCCACCAGGCGCGCGCTGAACAAGATGCGCAGGGCGCGGATATGTATACATGGGATGATCTCCAGCAGGCGATGATTGTCTACGACAAGGTGCGCAGCAAGCGGCAGGCTGATATCCTCGCGCAGGAGTATCTGGCACCCATCGATGGAGAACTTCTTGCAGAGGAGGGCAATCCATGACCTGCATTGTCGGCCTGGTCGATGGTGACGGCACGATCTATATGGGCGGCGATAGCGCCGGTGTGGGCGGCTACGCGCTCACTGTTGTCAAAGCGCCGAAGGTCTTCCGCAATTGCGCGTACCTGATCGGCTTCACGGCCAGCTTCAGAATGGGCCAGCTCCTGGAGTACGCCTTCTCTCCCCCCACCTTCGACGGATATTGCCTGGAGCGCTTCATGGTGACGACCTTTGTCGACGCGCTGCGCGACTGCTTCAAGCAGGGCGGCTACGCGCAAAAAAACAACGAGGTGGAATCTGGCGGGACGTTCCTCATCGGCTGCTATGGTCGGCTCTTTACGATTCACAGCGACTACCAGGTGACCGAGGCGCTTTGTGGCTATGACGCCGTGGGCAGTGGCTGCGACCTGGCGCTGGGTGCGCTGCACGCGACACGTGATCTGCATCTTCCCCCGGCCAGGCGGATTGAACGCGCCCTGGAGGCTGCGCAGGCGCATAACATCGGTGTGCGCGGACCGTTTATCGTCGAAGAGCTGAGGAGCCTATAAGAGCATCATGAGTTTGCACGAACACATTCCGATGGAACATCGCCCGGCCAACATCAACGACGTTCACAGGTCCGAACGCGCAGAGCAGGAAGGCTTCAATCAGCACATCGCCGATGTGCTCACCACCCGCGTCGGCACGATGATCTGCGCCTATATCTTCGTCGCGATCGCCGTGATCGGGCTGCTGGGTGTGCTGAATATTCTGCCCGCCGAGGTTTACCTGCTGGTTGCCTGGGCCTCGCAGACCTTCATCCAGCTGGTCATGCTGCCCGTCATCATGGTTTCGCAGAACGTCATCAATCGCAAACAGGAGCTGCAGGCCGACGAGCAGTTTGCCACCACGAAGAAGATCTATCACGACATCGAGCAGATCGCACAGCACCAGGCCAAGCAGGACGAGGTGCTGATACAGCTACGCTCCATCTTGGAGAAAGATCAGAGTGTGGCGCGCGTGCTGATGAACGTGGAAATGCTGTCGCGGCGTCAGAGCGAGCAGAAAGCTCTGTTGGAGCAGATCGCGCAGAAGTTGGGGATCGGCGTATGAGCGGCGACTACATCGAGAGCATCCTCTCGCACAAAGAACAGGTGGCGCGGCTGCTCGCAGATATGGTCCGCGCGCTCTGCATGCGCGCCGCCCAGCACGATGACTCCAAGTTTTCCGATGAAGAGGCCGCTGCCTACGAAGAGGCGCTGCCAAAGTTCAAGGATGTGGCCTACGGATCGCCCGAGTACATCATCGTATGCCAGAGCATCAGGCCAGCTATCCAACATCACGTGAACGTGAACCGACATCATCCCGAGTATTTCGGCGAGGATGGCGTGAGCGGCATGAACCTGATCGACCTGGTCGAGATGACCTGCGATTGGATCGCAGCGGCCAAGCGCAGCGGCAGCGATGTGGTGGAAGCGCTGCAGGTCAATCGCAAGCGCTTTGGTCTCAGCGACCAGCTCTATCGCATCATCCTGCAGACCGTTCTCTTCCTGCTGGACGCGGAGGATTAGTGCCCATGCCGAGAGAACTCACCGTCCAGCTCTACACACCGCACGCCGGGCAGATTCCGATGCACATGTCGGCGGCCAGGTTCAAGGTCGCCAACTGCGGGCGCAGGTTCGGCAAGACGCTGATGGGGTGTAACGAGCTGCTCAAGGGCGCGCTGGAGAATCCCAGCCACCGCTACTGGTGGGTCTCTCCCTCCTACAAGCAGACCAAGATGGCCTTCGAGATGATGGCGCTGGCGGCCAGGCCGGTGCTCAAGAAAGACCCCAACTGGACCGATTTCCGCATGGACTTCATCAACGGCAGTATCATCGAGGGCCGCTCCGCCGAGCGCTACAACAACCTGCGCGGCCCGGGTCTCGACGGGGCTGTGCTCGACGAGTGCCGCGACATCAAGCGGCAGGCCTGGTACGAGTCCATGCGCGCCATGTTCTCGGATACCAACGGCTGGGCGACGTTCATCTCGACGCCGCGCGGCCACGACTGGTTCTGGGAAATGGCGATGATCGCGCAGCAGCCCGGCGAGATCAACTACGAGTATTTCAGCTTCCCGACGGCGGCCAATCCCTATATCCCGCGCGAGGAGATCGAGGAGGCGCGCAGCAAGCTGCCTGCCGACGTCTTCGCCCAGGAGTACCTGGCGGTCTTCCTGGAGGATGGCGCGACGGTCTTCCGCGGCGTGGATCGCTGCATCGGGGGCGTGCTGGAGCCGCCCCAGCCGGGTCATTTTTACGTCATCGGCTACGACCCGGCCAAGTACCAGGACTACGCCGTGATGACGGTGGTCGATTGCTCGGTGCGTCCGCTGCGCGTGGTGGCCTGGTTCCGCTACAACGGCGTGGAATACGGCACGCAGATCAAGCGGCTGATCGCCCTCGGCCACCTCTACAACAAGGCCGGTATCACCATGGACGCCACCGGCGCGGGCGACCCGCTGCTGGAGCAGCTGCGCGAGGTCTCGGAGCTGACCATCGAGGGCTACGTGTTCACCAACACGTCGAAGAAGGACCTGGTGGAGGGCTTGCAGATCGCCATCGAGCAGGTGCAGGTCATGTTCCCCAACATCCCCGAGCTGGTCGGCGAGCTGAAGGCCTTCGGCTACCACATGACGCCTGCCAGGACCGTCGTTTACAGCGCCCCCGATGGCCTGCACGACGATTGTGTGATCAGCCTGGCGCTGGCGCTCTACGCCGCGCGCAGCGGGGGCGAGGTGGCTTTTGCCGTGGCGGGCGGCCAGGCCCCCTGGGACGCGCAGGGCCCGCAGCATATGCACGATGCGGCGCTGCGCGACATGCGGCCCGAGCAGGCGGCGGAGATCAGGCGGCGAGAGCGTGTGGCATCGCGCATCCTGGGCCAGGCCGAGCAGCCCTGGACGATTCCGATTCGCATGGAGCAGTGAAGCGAGGGAGGAGAGCATGGGCAAAAAGCGCTATAAGTACCCGGTCACGCGTAAGCCGCTGGGGATCGAAAGAAAACAGGCTCTGGATCGCCATGCCTGGGAGGAGCTGGCGGCGAGTCCCGCCGAGCGCGAAGCTTACCTGGAATTCACGCTGGAGATGCAGCGCGCCAACTCGGTTGCGCAGCTCTACGCCGCGCGCACCGGTCGCTCCGCCTCCGAATTCGTGGATATGCGCCGCGCGCTCTCGGTCGTGGCCCAGCACCCCAACCTGACGCGCTACATCCGGGCCGCGGCCCGCGCCCAGCACCGCGACCACCTGCTCGCCGAAACCTTCATTCCCGAGCTCCTGAAAAACGGCAGCCCGACGCAGAGCAATCCCCAGGCGTCCTCCGGCCTCGGCGCGGCCTGGGCGGGCAGCCAGAACGCGCCCCTGTCCGTCACCAACGCCAAGCGGCTGCGCGACCTGTCAGAGCAGTGCGAGTGGGCGCGCGGAGCCATCAACCTGCGCCGCGACCAGATCGGGCGCGCCGACATCGCCGTGCTGCCCATGGACGAGACGAGGCCGTTCAACCAGAAGGCGCAGAAGCAGACCATGCTGATCCTGGAGCAGCCCAACGAGCTGCGGCAGAACTACACGGAAATGATGGCCTCCTCAGTCGAGGATCTGCTGGTGCTCGACCGCGGCGTGCTCTCGAAGAACATGACGCTGGGCAGCCGGCAGCCGGTGGCGCTCTACGCCGAGGACGGCTCGACCATCGCCATCTACCCGGCCTGGTCGGGCGACCCGGATGAGCCGCGCTACGTGTACTCCGAGCCTGGCACCGGTCGCAAAGTGCCTCTGCGCAATGATGAGGCCATCGTCATGATGATGAACCCGGCCACGTACCGCTTCGGCCTCTCCATCATGCAGGTGCTTTTCAATACGGTCGTGGCCAGCATCCGCTCGGCGCAGATGGCCAGCCAGATCGTGGAGCAGAAGCCGCCGACGCACCTGGTGCAGATTCCCGGCATCAGCCTCACCCAGGCTGAGCAGCTCGCCGAACTGTACCTGACGACCATCGCCGGCCGCAAGGAGCTGTTCTTCCTCGGCGGCCAGGACAAGGCCAACGTCACGGCGCTGGGCTTTTCCGCCAAGGACAACCAGTTCCTGGAGATCCAGTTGTGGCTGGCGCGCATCATCTGCGCGCTCTTCCGCTGCATGCCGCAGCAGCTCGGCATCACCATGGACGTCAACAAGGCCACCGGCGAGACGCAGAACGACATCCAGGAGGACACGGGACTCATCCCGCTGCTGCTGACGGTGGAGATGTATCTCAATCGCGAGTTCCTGGCCGATTTCGCGCCCAAGCTGCCCTACGGCCGCGTCGATCTGACGGCGCTCAACCTGCGCGTGGTCTTTCCGCAGATCAGCGAGGCGGCGCGCATGTTGCACGCCGAACGCACCATCGCTTTAGCAAGTGAGGCGCTGGCCGGCCTGCCCTCCATGACGATCAACCAGGCGCTGGCCATGCGCGGCGAGGAGCCGGTGCAGGGCGGCGATACCTTCTACATGGCGAGCATGAACGGGGCCATTCCGTTCCTGTCGTACAACGGCGAGCTGGGCGATTTCGTCAAGGACCCGACCGCCATCGACCCGGCGCTGGGCGGCCAGGACGCGGCAGGCGGCCCGGAGGAGAACATGGAAGGCCCGCATCATCTCGATAACGATGATCCGGTGCCGCCTGCGCCCAAGCCTGGCTCGGGCGGCAGTGACGATGATGCTGATGACCAGGGCCAGCAGGATTCTGGCGCTGCGAAGGGCAAAGGGAAATCGGCTGCACGCCAACGGCAGCCGCGCCAGCGCAAGACCTTCGTCGATGTGCGACCGGCGGGCAAGGCGTGGCGCCCCGGCCATATCCAGCATCGCAGCGCCAGCGGCAAGCCGGCCAGCCGAGGGCGCCTACCGGCTGACCTGGCCGAGCATTTTGGCAGGACGCCGCATGAGATCGTGCAGGCGCGCATCACGCTGGCCGCGCAGGTCGCACAGACGTTCGAGGGCGCGGCGAAACGCGGCGCGGAGTCGCTGCGCAAGTTGGAAGAAACGGAAGGAGGCAACCCATGAGAACGCCAGGCACTTTTTCGAGGCAAGAGCAGAAATTTCTCGATCACGCGCGCTTGTACGCATCGATGATCTGCGATCTGTTCGGCATAAGCGACCAGCTGCTCAGAGGCCCTACGATCATCGATTCGACTCTGAGCTATGTCGATCCTGAGTCGGCAGCGGTTTCGCCGGTGCTGTTGCTGGCGGGGCCGGAAGGCGCTGATGTGCGCTCTGATCGATGAGGCAAGGGAGGCGGGTCTATGTCGCTCACCAGACAGCAGATTCTCGAAACAATCCTGCTGGCCTACGCGCTCTCAGACACCGATCTGAGCGCGCTGGGAACTGGCCTGGCGGCGGCGCAGATCACGGCCATGTCGGCGACGTATCGCCAGGCAGCCTCGACGGCGGGCGCATCAGCCGCTGACTGGCAGCCGTCGGACGAGGTGCAGCAGAGCATCCAGGATCAGGCGGCGGCCATCGCCTCCGGCATCGGCGAGACCTTTCTGGAGCTGGTGCAAAACGCGGCCTCGGCCTTCCTGGATGGCTGGGAGGCGCTCAACGACAACCTGGATGGCGCAGCCGCAGCGCTGGCCTCGGCCTTGACGGGCGCGGTCAAGACGCTGACCGGCTGGAAGTCCGACCAGGTCGTCGATACGACGCTGGTGACGGGCATCGACGATGGCACAGGGGTGTTTTGCGGGGACTACCTGGCGGGCGATCTGCTGGCCGGCGACGAGATCGACCCGTCGCTGCTCAAGGTGGCGGTGCTCCCGAGCGACGCGGTTGGAGAGGACTGCGAGCCGTATGCCGGCGAAACGTTCGATATCGAGGAATATCAGCTCATCCCTGAATTCCCAAGGCATCCCTTCTGCCCGCACCACAAAATCGTGGTGTACCTGGGCAGTGAGGACAATCAACAGGCCGCCTGAGAAGCGGCGCAGAAAAGAGGAAAAACCTATGTACTACAACGGACGCAACGACATCTTCGAGATGGAGGATGTGATTGGCGTGGAGAGCATCTCGCTCTCGACCAATGCATCTGATGGGCGGCGTTTTGTGACACTGGACCTGGAAATTTCCCCCGATCTCGACCTGGCACCGGTGGAGAAACTGATGGTCTGCCTGCCTGATGGCGCCACCCCGCGCCTGTTCATCCCCAAGCAGGTGCTTCCGATTACGCCAGCAGCTCCGGCTGCGCCTGGACAGCAGGCACCGAGCGGCGATGGCAGCGTGCCGCTCGATGCGCTCAATGCACTGGCCGACCAGGCCGCGGCGAGCGGAGAGCCGGTTGCGGCAGCTCCCGTGGAGGAGACGGACCAGACAACGCAGGAAGTTCCGGTGGTCACTGCGACGGCGACAGCAGCGTTGCCGCTCATTGGCGGCTAAGCATTAGCAAGGGAGTACGCGACACATGAAAATCAGGACCTGGGACGGCGCGGTGCCAGCGCCGGGGACGCTCTTGCGTGACATCGGGCTGGCCGAGCCTGACTTTCAGATGTTTACCTCGTCCATGCAGGTCGACCCCGATCATCCGGATACCATCCGCATGATCGGCAGCTCGACGGAGCGCGACATGCAGGGCGACACCATGACGGTCAACGCGCTCGCCGACATGACGAACGCACCCGTCGGACTCACGATCTTCCTCAATCACGACTACACCCTGCCAGGCTCGCTCTTCGGCAGCCTGGTGGAGCAGCCCAAGCTCGTGCAGCAGGGCGGCATCGCCGACATCCACATCGCCTGCGACTACGAGAAGAGCAACCCGGCGGCGGCGCAGACCTACGGCTATATCAAGAATGGCCGCAGGCTGGGCTGCTCCGTCGGCTGTATGGTGCTCGAATACGAGATCGACGAAGAGAACGACGATGGGCGCAGCTGGTGGCCGCCCATTATCATCACCTCCGTCTTGACGATGGAGTGGTCGGTCGTCGGCATCCCCGCCAACCAGCGCTGCTGGGTCGAGCAGGGGCTGAAGGGTCTCTTCACGCGCACCTTCGACAAGCGCCTGGCGGCGGCGGTCAAGGGCCTCTATCCGCGCCAGTACAGCGATATCATCGAGGGCTGCCCGGATGCGGCGCTGCGCCGCGACCTGGCGCGCGTGGTGGCGCGCCCGACCTCGCCGTCGCGCATGGAGTGGGTGCCGCTCAGCAAGACCTTCGTGATGAACACCAAGGGGCGTATCCACGAAGTGGGGCGCGACCTGGTCGGCACAGCCGTGGCAACCCAGCAGGTGCTGCTGAACAACCTGAAGATGGCCGGCGGCGGCGCTGGCTCGGATGCCAGCTGGAGGCGGCGAGCTGCCGCGTCTGAGGAGCAGCAGCAAGCTGAGCCGGATGTGACGAAAGGGGCTTGCGGCAAGACGACCTGGCCGCTCGCAGATCGCAACGCTGCCTGGGATAGCGGGGAGGCGCACGCGCGCCTGGTGGAGTGGGCCGGTGGCGCTGATGACTTCAGCGTTGCCAAGCTCAAGCAGGTGCATTTCTGGTGCGCGGAGGACGCTGAGAAGCTGGGCGATTTCAAGCTGCCGTTCTGCGATGTGGTGGACGGGGACGTCAAAGCCATTCCGCACGCCATCTTCTCGGTGGCTGGCGTGCTGCAGGGCAGCATGGGTGGCGCTGATATCCCCGACGAGGATGCCGACGCGGTCAAGAAGAAGGTCGAGACCTACTACAACCGCATGGCCGACGAATTCAACGACACGGACATCAAGGTTCCCTGGGCCGACGATGATGGCAAGGAGAAGGCGGGCGCGCCTGCCATGGCGGGATCTGTCGCTTCCCTACGCAGCGAGTCTGCGGGGGCACACTCGCCAGGAACGCCCGCTGCTCCCACTACTGAAACGAAAGGACACCCGACCATGGGCGACAAGGTAGCCACTTTGGATGAGACACAACGGCTCATCCTGAAACAGATGAACCAGGCGGGCGCGGCGCTCGGCCTGCCTGCGGTGACGATGAAGGAGGATGGCTCCTTCGTCTATGCAGCTGGCGCGCCGGTGGCCGAGGATGCCTGGGCCGAAGCGATGATCGAGCGCGTGCTGGGCAAGATGTTCGAGATTGAGAAGGCCGGCGCTACCTTCTCGAAGGAGAACATGGCGCATCTGTGTGCCATCCACAAGTGCCTGCACAAGATGACCGAGGGCAAGATCTGCGCCATGGACGAGGCGCTGAGCGGTGAGGGCGACGATGATGATCACAGCGATCCAGATGGCGATGGCGACAATGATGATAGCGACCAGAAGGGCATGCAGGCCTTCATCGAGGCGACCATCAAGTCGACGGTGGCGCTGTATATGGCCCCTATTGCGCAGGGCCTGGGCGAGGTCAATACCTCGCTGGCCGGGCTGGGCACCAGGAGCCTGGAGCAGAGCGTGGGCGTGGCGCAGGCCCAGCTGGTTGGCTTGATGCGCAAGATCGCCGGCGCGGAAGAGCAGATCGCCCAGACGGCGCGCAACGCCGCGGCGCTCTACGATATGCCGGTCGGCCGGCCCACGGCGGTGACGCGCAGCACGCACGAGGCGGAGAACGGCACTGCCGCGCCTGGCACCGTGTCGCGCGAGGAGCTGCTGCGCCTGGCCGCTGCGCCTGCCACCGGGCAGAACGGCACGTGGGATGGCACGCTGGAGATGGCGCGCCGCCAGTGTCGCTACGAGGAGCTGGACGCCGGTGGCTACAAGATTAAGTATCGCGTCTGGCCGGCCGGTGTGGGCGGATCCGTCGCCAAAGGCGTGCGCCCGGCGCTGACCACCGATGAGAAATCGCTGATGCGCCCGGCCTGGATCCTCGCCTACCAGGAAGGCGGCGAGGCCTCGGTGCCGTTGCTCTCTCTGGGAGAGATCAACGAGGCCGACACAGCACTGGCGGCGGCCGCAGCTGCGCAGCAGCAATCGGCTGTCTAACGTAGGAAGATGACGAGAGCGCCGCTCCGGAGCAGGTGGGCGGCGCTGTTTTTCTCTGGAAAGAAGAATATGCAGCAATCTACTGGTACGACGATGGATCAGCGCCAGCCGCATATGCTGGACTACGCGATCGAACATCCGGGATGTGCCTGCGTCTGGGTCAGCCGAGATCATCGCACGGGCGTCGAGGCATTCAGGGCAGTGGTTGACTTTCTCAAAAATACCCCCGACACGGCCTATTGGAAGCGTATCGATCGCATCAATTATGTGTCGCTCATGCTCACGCTGAAAAATGGCAGCAGGCTCTATTTCTACGACGGTCTTTCGCCGCAGCAGATGCGAGGGATGAAGATACACTGGGCCGGTATCAGTAGAAATGTTGAGGACATTGAGACGCTCTATGCAGACGTTATTCGACCTGCTCAATTGGGGGTGGAGGATACCGTGGCGGTGCAGGCCCACGCGCCGCTCGATTGCTACATGACTTCCCTGAAATAGGAAAGGTAGGAAGAGATCGTATGGCACGCATTCGCTGTTTTCTGGTGGTGCCGACCGAGCGCGTGCGCGTCTCGCTGCGCCGCTACAGTCGCGAGAATACCCCCGACTGCTGCTTGCTCTATCCGGGCAAGTACAGCTATCACACGACGATGGTCTTCCTCCGCGAGGAAGAGGCGCGCCGCGATGAGCAGGGGGCGCTCATCAACGGGCTTGGCCCAACGCTGCCTCGCGACGATCCGCGCTGGCCGAGGCGCTGCGGGTGCGGCTACACCTTCACGGAGGCAGACACCTACCAGCACTTCGACGAGCTGATCTATCGCCGGGCCGATAGCGGCGAGGAGATGCCCTTGCGCGATGCGCCGGCAGGCGCTATGTGGGAAGCGCCCTGGCTCGATCGCTTCCACCGGCCGCAGGGCGCGCACAACCTCCTGGTGAAGCTGCCCGATGGCTCTGATTGGGCGGTCGATGGGCCGGCCAACAACTGCAACTGGCCAGGCGATGACGCCAGGCAGGAGCTGCATCACTGCTGGCCGCGCCGGGGAGCGCCGCCCGACGTGGATGTCAGCAAAGAGTATGGCCTGACCTGCACTGCCGGGGCCGGGAGCATCATGACGGCGCACTGGCACGGCTTTTTGCGCAACGGCTATCTCGAGGGGTAAGGCAGGAGCTGTCCTTGATTTTTGCGCAGCCGTTCTGCTATCTTCGCCTGTAGCAGGCTAGTGCGACATCGGGCGCGGCGGACGCGCCGGCGCCCGGTGCGACGAGCAACTTTACAAAACTTTACTGTGACACACCAGTGAGCAGCACGCTGCCACCTGCGCCACCTCACCACGGGTTTTCTGGCTGAAGAGAAGAAGCTAGAGGGGCCGGAGACGATGGGGACAGAAGCGAGCCAAGGCACGGTCGGTCGAACTTTCGAAAGGATCACCAGCCGTGAATACGTTTACGACTGTCGGCCATCCTCACGACCCCGTATGGCAGATGGCCCGACGCAAACAGATCGATGAGCTGCTCACCCTCTCGCCGACGCAGCTCGATCGTCAGCTGCGCTACCTGGCGCAGCAGCCCGCCCCCAAAGACGACCACGAGATGGTCAAACGCATCATGGGCGAGATGCACACCGCGCCCTACATCCCATCGGCGCTCAAGGGCATCCTGGATTCCACCGGCGGCACCACCGGTAACGTGCTGATCCGCCAGGACCTGGAACCCACCCTGTACGCGCTCTTCGTCAAGAAGTTTCCGGCCTTCGACCGCCTGGCCAAGGGTCCATCCAACGGCCTGGTGCATGCCGCGACGCAGATGACTGCGCCCGACGGCCTCTCGCTGGGCAGCTCGCTGATCACCGAGCTGGGAACCGTGAGCTTCACCAACACGGCGTACAACCGCGCCACCTTCCCGATTGCGGTCTTCGCCACGGGCAGGGGCGTGTCGTTCAAAGAAATCGCGGCCGTCGCCCAAGGCGGCGCGCCGTATGACCCCACCAAGACCGAGATGGCGAACGGCATGACCAGGCTGGCCACCGACATCCAGTACTACATCATGCAGGGCAACGCCTCCTCGTCTGGCGGCCTCTCGACCAACGAGGGCGGGGTGTACAACACCAACGGCATCGATGGATTCCGCGAGGTGCTGGGAGCCTATGGCACCTTCTCCGGCAACAACACCATCCAGGCCGACATCAACTCCCTGAACTACATGGAGTCCATGCAGTTCGTGGCTGCCAAGGCTGCGGCCAACGGCGGCAACCCCTCGCTGGCCTTCATGAGCATGACGGGCAAAGAGTCGCTCGATACCGAGCAGCAGGGCAATGTGCGCTATACCGATGACCTCTCGGACCTGATCCCCGGCGTGCGGGTGAACAAAATCACCTGGGCCAACGGGCAGCTCGAGATCGTCCCGGTGCCCGGCAACACCATCGGCAGTTACAACCGCACGAGCGACAACCAGCTCGTCGAGGATACCTACATCATCGACGAGAGCACGGTCACCCTGCGCTGGCTGTACTCCGAGAGCTTCACCGTCCTGGAAATCCCTTCCGGCTATGACAACACCCTGTCGAGCAAGTACATCATCTTCGCGATGTATGGCCTTGAGCTGGCCGCGCCGTTGTTCTGCGGGAAGGTGCGACGCCTGGCCTCCTAACGGAGCCTGAGTAAATCCCATGCGGGCAGCGCCGCTGTGATGGCGGCGCTGCCTCTCCAAGGAGCAAGAAACGTATGTCTGAGACGAAAAAGATGAGTGGCAGCGCGGCGGTCGCTGTGCCACCCTCGATTGATGAGCACGAGCCGGCGGCGCAGGCACCGGCGCACGAGTTCAAGGAGACCGACCTGGTCACTGTGCTGCACGGCTGGGGCCGGCTGCATCCCAGGGAAAAGCACTACATCGACAAGGTGCTCTTCGAGGGCGGCGTGGCGCGCAACGTGCCCTGGCCTGTCGCGAGACACTGGCTGAACGGGACAAGGCCGCAGCCCAACCCCCAGCGCACCTACGAGCAGCACGGGCGCGTCATCGTGCAGGTGCTGGCCAACGATGCCGATGAGGGCGACTTCATCAGGGCGACCGGTATTCAGCCGATGGCCCCCGAGCGCCTGGCGGCCATGATCAGCGCCGCCGATCTCGATGCCGTCTTCGAGGCGCTGGGCGCGGAGAAGGCGCTGGCGCTGGCCATGGGCCTGCAGCAGCGCATCGGCACGATGGGCAGCAACAAAGAGAAGTAAATCCGCCCCGCCGGGGCGGCTGGAGCAACCAATGAGAACAGAACGAACCATGGGCCGCAACCTGGATATGCACACGACGGGCGCGCGCGGCATCTGGGTCGCCTCGGCAGCGGCAGGTACCGCGGCTGACTTCGAGCGGCCGCTCTTCACCATCCCACCGCTCAGCCTGCTGGCGGGCTCCGGCGAGGCGGGCAGCATGCCCTACCAGGCCATGACGCTGCGCATGATCTCGCTGGTCTACGAGGCGCTCATCACCGGCTCCTCGACGCACTACTTTACCTGGAACGTGCGCCAGCTGCGCGGAGGCGCGATCCTGATCAATACGACCGGCTCGGCCATCGCCTCGACGGGCTTGCAGACCTGCACGCCGGCGGCCATGACCAATATCGCGGTGGGCGTGCCGCTGCTGTGCGATACGGGGGCCAGCCAGGAAACGGTCGTGCCGATCTCGGTGACGGCGACGACCTTTACGGCGGTCTTCGCCAACACGCACTCGGCCAGCTTCGCGATCGTCTCGCAGCCGCTGGTGACCATCGCCTACAAGACCGGCACCAACGAGGCGGCCTATACGCCGGACAACCTGAAGGCGGTGCAGAAGAACCTGATCCTGCCGGGCGATGTGATCACCCTGCAGCGCGTCTCGAGCGACGCGACGGGCCTGGCGCAGCCAAACGTGCTGGTCGATCTGGACTTCGACGCCGTGATCGGCAGCGTAGCGGCGTAGGAGAAGGCAGGCATGGCGCAGCGCTATAGCAGATCGACGAACGTGGGCGGCTACCTGCCCATGCATTTCAATGCGTCGCAAGCCAAGACGGCCATCGATGGCAATTCGCATGGCCATGTGCTGGGCTATGTTACCGCGGGGACGCTCGGCAGCGGCCTGGTGATTACGCTGTATAACGGCACAACGGTGATCGGCGTCCTGACGCCGACGCAGGCGCAGACCTTCTTGTTCGACCAGGTCTGCGACCAGGGCCTCTCGGTGCAGCTGGCCGGGTCCGGCTTCGATGTGAACCTCGGCTACCTGCCCAATAGCGTCTAGGAGCGGTGATCGATGCCCAAGTACCTGACGGTCAACCAGTACAAGCTGCGCGATGACGGTGTGCTCGACAAGGGCGTCACCGACTTCGCGCTGGCCGGGTTTATCAGCCGGGCGGAGACGGCCATCGACACGCACATGGGCTTCGATCCGCGGCTCGGTGGGTTCGAGCCGCATATGATCACCTGGCAGGAGAAGTGGGACGGCCAGACGCTGCGCGCGCGCAATCCGATCTTTCCGGTGCCGCCGCGCGTGACGGTGCGCTACCGGGTGCAGACCTCCAACGATACGAGCGGAGGGGCTTACGGGGCCACCATCAACAATACCGACGTGACGATCAACGCCTTCGATGGCTACCTGGAGATCGTTCCGCTGCAGAGCGTGACCTTCTCGCTCGCGCCGGTGCTGCTCAATTTGAGCTTGAAGGACCCGATCATCGACGCGGATGTCAATGTCGGCTACTACATCCCGTTTCTGTCCGAGCCGCTCTTCAACAGCGGCGAGACGACCGCCAACGGGGCGAACACCCTGTACTATGCGACGCGCGGCTTCTGGGCGCAGAGCTACAGCGTGGCGCTGCACCTGCAGCCCTCCGTGCTGCCGCCGGTGCCGCCGGTGGTCTACAAAAACGGCGTGGTGGTGTCATCGAGCAACTACACGCTCAACTATAACGAGGGGTCGGTGCTGTTCAACGCATCCAACGCCAACAGCGATCTCATCACGGCGGATTTTACGGCGCAGGTCCCGGACCAGGTGCGCGATGCCTGTGTCGAACAGGTGTCCTACCTGCTCGGCAAGCGCAAGCTCAATCAGGCGGGCATGCAGGGGCTGATGATGATGCAGGCGGGCGACATGCGCATCCAGCGCCCGCTGGACAGGGGCAAGCTGTCGGGGACGCTGCTCGACGTGCTCTGCCCCGAGGCGGCCAAGTACCTGTCGCGCCTGGTACCGATCCCGATCGCGGGCTAGGGTCGGAGAGGAGGCGGGTGTTCTTGTTCCGACCGGCAACGATGCTAGCGTATCTACACGAAGTGTCAGCCGGTCGGAGAGGAGGAGAGTATCTATGCCGGTTGGGGCAAACGTGCTGGTGTGGACCGCGCGCAGCCTGTACAGCGCGGCGAGCGGCACCGGACCGGCGACCAACCCGGTGCTGGAGGGCGAGCCGGCGACCTATACCGCGCCGGGGCAGCTCGACCCGCGCGCGCTGCCGGAGGGGGCGCTGGTGACCGATTTCCAGCTGCGCATGGACTACGGCACCGACATTGTGGACAGCGATGTCATCACACAGATGACGGAGCTCGACGGGGTAACGCTGGTGGCGCAGTCGCCGCTCAACCCCAACGAGATTCTGCGCGTGGTTCACGCGCGCGACGTCTCTCCGCTCTTCCTGCCGCACCGGCGCGTGCTGGTCAGGCAGGCAACCGGCGGCGGCGAAGCGTACTAAGCAATGAGAAAGGCGGGTGAGGAGCGATGCGACATTCTCGCGGGCATCACGTGCGCCACCATACGCACGCGGTGCATCACGCGCATAAAACGCACCGGACGCACCATGTGCGGGTCCATCACCACGCCTTGCACCGGCATACGGCGCGCAAGCATGCGCGCCATCACACGGTCAAGCATCATGTGCATCACGTGCATCATACCAGGACGCTGCGCCCGCACCGGCATCACAAGCTGGGGCACCTGGCACGGCTCTATCGCGAATTCGGAGGCTAGGCAAGGTATGTTTCGATTTTTGTCGACCGGCAATATCGCGCTCCTGCGGCGGCGGCTGGCCAACGCGCGCGCCGAGCTGGTGGCCAGCCTGCCGCGCATGGAAGCGGAGCTGGGCTTCGAGGCTACCTCCGACCTCGCCAGCGCTTCCCCCAAGGGCAAGAGCAGCGGGGGCGGCCAGGCGTTGCCGGGCGATGCGCCGGGTCCGCTTGCCAGCTCCTTCGTCTTCGCGGTGGAGGAACAGGGCGAGGGCGTAGCCACCCTGACCGTCGGCACGACGCAGCCGACCAAGCTGAAATTCGTCACGGAGGGCACCGGCATCTATGGGCCAACCGGCAGCCGCATCGTGCCGACGAGCAAGAAGGCGCTGTTCTGGCCACAGGCCGATCATCCCTACGCCAGCGTCAAAGGCATGCAGGCCAACCCGTTTGTGGAGCCGGTGCTCAAAGAGGCGCAGTCCGCCGCCCTTGAGCGCCGCGACGCGCTGGTCGAGAGCGTCCTGAGCGGCCTGGAAATGGGGGTCTAGTCAGTGAACCCGTATCCGGCGACCGCCATCATGCAGCGCATGGCCACGCTCATCCCGCTCGGACTGGACGGCGCTATCCCGTCCTTTGTGCAGAAGGGCGGCCAGGTGTACGTGCAGAATCGCTTTCAGCTCTCGCAGGGGAGTTTTCCCGCCATGCACCTGGAGAGCGGCGTGCAGTCGCACACGCGCTATAGCGGCGGGTCGTCGTTCATCGGCAAGCTGCAGGTCATCATGAGCCTGTACGATCGCTCTGATGCCAACACGCAGACGATGGACGCCATTCGCGCGTCGCTCGATAGCGATATCGAGCTGGTGATGGCGCTCTTTCAAGACAACGAGAACCTGGCCTACAACGGCACGGCCATGGCCACCAGTATTCCAGGCTTCTCCGTCTCGGCCTACCGGGGCGAGATCGAGACGGAACTCATTCCAGGGGTCAAGCTGGTCTATCGCACGCTGGTGCCGACCCTGAACATTTTGCCCTACGACTGAGGCTACTGCTCCGACCAGCCGGTCGGAATTTCGAGGAGTGACATACGCATGACCGAACAAGAAGACATCCGAAAGCGGAAGGTGCCCTGCCTCTATATCGGCGAGCATCCCATCCGGCTCTCTCCGATGGGTCGGCCCTACTTCGATGCCCGCGGGCGGCTGCTGAAGAAACTGGACCTGGTGGCGGGCGACACGCTGATGCTGCCGGAGGTCGAGGTGGCGGGCATGACCTACTGGCACGATCCGAGCGGGGTGGCCGAGTCCGAGTTGATCGGCGTTGGGAAAGCGGTGAAGGCCGAGCACGCCGATATCGGCGAGCAGGAGGTGCTGCAGGCGCTCGGCTACGAGTTCCACGACGGACGCCCCGATTTCCTGCAGCTCGATGCCTCGCAGATCGTGGCGTTGTCCGACGAGGAGGCGACAGCGCCAGATGCGCCGGTTCCTCCTGTTCCTCCGGCTCCATCCTCGTCTTCATCTTCTTCTAAGAAAGCCGCGGCGGCTCCCGCCGCTGAGGAGGTGTCCTGATGGTAGTTGTTCCAATCCGGGGCGATAACGCCTATGTCGGCCTGGCCAAGCAGACCAGCGGCCAGGGCATAGCGGCCGCGCCGAACGTGTTTCCGCGCTGGCTCGATGGCTCCTCGCTCGAGTTCAACACGTCCAATTCCGATGTGTGGGAAGGCGACGGCAGCCGCCGCCTCTCGCAGGTCATCAAGACGCGCCAGTCGGTCAAGATCAAGCTGGTCTTCAACCCGCGCCCAGTCGAACTTGGCTTTGTGGCGCGCGCCGCCATGGGGCAGAACTCCGATACGCTGGTGGCACCCGCCGACCAGGGAGGCACGCTCAACGCGGGCGTCACCGGCGGGACTTCGACCTCGATCGTGGTGGCCTCCGGCTACGTCGGGGGAGCTTCGCTGGTCGCGCCTGCCACTGGGAGCATTCAGCTGGCGGTTGGCAGCGCCGCGGGCGGCACAAGCGGCTACGAGGTGGCGACCTTCACGCTGCCTGCCACCGGCACGGGTCCCTGGACGCTCAACGTGGCGGCCGGCTACAACTCCGGCAAGATCAAGAATACCTACGCCTCGGCCTCGCCGGTCAACGGCGTCTCGACCATCAATACCTCGCTGACCAGCGCTGCCACCAAGGGCGCGACGACCATCGTCGTTGGCAACCAGCTCGGCATTACCGGGACACCGGTGGTGATGATCGATCCTGGTCTCTCGACCGAGGAGATCGTGACGATCAATGCCGGATCTGTGACCGGTACCGGCCCCTGGACCTATACGCTCAACGGCGGAGCAACGCTGCAATTCGCGCACTCCATCGGCGCGCTGGTCGAGAGCCCGGTTGGTCACACGCTGACCGACCAGTACGATGGCGACTACTACACCACCGAGGTGTGTATCGGCGGACTCTCCGGCGGCGCTGGCCCGACCCTGCGCGTGCGCGACTGCAAGGTCAACAGCCTCAAGCGCAGCAGCAAGGCCGGCGAGCTGCTCACCTACGAGGTCGAGCTGGAAGGCATCGCCACGACCTCGACCGGCGCGCCCGCCACAGTCACGCTGGAGAATCACAACCCCTTCTTCTTCACATCCGGGGTCTGGACGCTCAACGGCTCGGCGACCGGCGACGCGCTGCAGATCGATTCGTTCGATGTGACGCAGAAGAACAACCTGGACACCTCGATCCAGACCGAGGCGATCACGCTGGCCGCCATCATCTTCGGCAACGTGCAGGTGGACGTGGCACTCAACATCGTCATGCAAAACGCCAACCTGATCAACCTGACCTACTTCGGCTCGACGGCCGGCGCGGCCGACGCGCAGGCCATCGGCTCCGGGTCGCTGGCGGTGACCTTCACGCAGGTGGACGGCTTCCACAGCGTGCAGTACACCCTGACGACCCTGCACTACACCAAGACCGGTGTACCGCAGCCCAAGAAGGACGGCAAGGCCTTCCGGATCCCGATCTCGGCCTCGTCGGTCTCGAACCAGGGCGCGAATACCTTTGTGTTGCAAGAGATCATCAGCAACGGCCAGACGGCGCTGTACTAAACGCTACAGCGCCTGCCCAGGCCAGATCATAACGAGGAGGAACACAACCCATGCCAAAGCGAACCATCGTGGTGGATGACCGTGACCCAGAGACGCCGATCGCGCCGGTCGAGGAGCAGCCGCCGCAGGAATCGATGCAGGAGGCCAACCTGCGGCTGCTGCTGCCCGAGACGCTCGACATCACCATCATGGAGGAGGTCAACCTGCGCGCCGAGATCGACGAGGAATCGGGCATCGAGGTCGAGCTCTCCGACTGGATTCCGCGCACGGCCCACATCAAGGTGTGGGTGCCCATGGCGGTCTTCCACCAGATGCTGGCCGGGCGCAAGAAGATCACGCGCCTGCGCTCGATGGTGGCGGGTACGGCGGAGGATATGGAGGCCGAGGAGTCGGAGGCGCTGATCGACTGGGTCTTCGAGCAGGTGTTCAACGTCTGGCGGCTGACCGAGCGCAAGATGACGCCCGAGCGGCTGCGCAAGGGCCTCAACTTCGAGCAGGCGCTGGAGCTGTTCGACCGTTTTTTCGGCGCATTGCTCAAGCGCATGGCCGAGCGCAACAAACGGCAGCAAGGCAAGTAGCGGCCTCGCTGCCACGCCCGGCGCAGCAGGAGGAGGCCATCGAGGACCTGGTGTGGGATGTCGATGCGCAGGAGACGGCCCTCGCCCGCGCGCGGGCGCTGAGCCAGCGCGATCCGGAGGCGGCGGCGGCCCTGCTGGCGCAGCTGGCGTTCAGCCGCGCGCGCTACGAGGCGGCGCGCGCCGAGGAACGCCAGCGCGCGCCGCTTGCTCTGATCGAGGAGGTGGATGCCGGCGACGATGCCTACGATCCGCTGGACCTCTACACGCGCCTCGTGCGCGAGTTCCACTGGACGCACGAGTATCTCGACGGCCTCGATTATGTGCTGGTCTTCGGCTATGTTGACCGGTTGACCGCACAGAAGCGTCGCGAGCAGGACGATTACGACCAGCGCCTGGCCGAGGCGCGCGCCGGCCGGGCAGCTGGCAGCGGCCAGGAGGTGGTCGAGGCCGAACACATCAACTGGTATAGCTGGGCGCCGACCCCGGCGACCTACCAGGGGGAGACGCGAGCATATCATGGGTGAGGACAGTAGCGTCAGCACGCTGTGGACCTTCGAGGGCGACGTCTCGCCGGCGCTGGATGCGCTGGACGAGATGGATGCCGCCATGGCCTCCATCGACGAGGCCTTGCAGCAGCTGAGCAGCTCGGCCGATAGCCTCTCCTCGCTCGAAGACATGTTCTCCTCGCTCATGGAGATGGTCTCGGGTCTGGCCGACTCGGTCAGCAATCTCGAGGCCGATATGTCGACGCTGGTCGAGTCCTCCGACTCGGCTGCCGAATCGCTCAAATCTGTCGATGACACCCTGGCCACCATGTCAGAAAGTATGGCCACGGTGGCCGAGGCCTCTACCTCGGCGGCTGAGAGCCTGCAGGAAATGGCCGGGGCCGAAAACGAGGTCAAGGACGGCGGCGAGGGCCTGGGCATGGGGCAGGTGGCCGGCATCGCCATGATCGGCATGGCCGCCGTGGGGGCTGCCAAATCCTTCTTCGACCTGGGACTCAAGGCCCAGGATGCCTTCTCGCTCGTCACCGGCATGGCCGGTACGACGCATGACGAGCTGGCCTCGCTGATGCCCGGCTTGCAGCAGCAGGCCATGCAGTACGGCGAATCGCTCGACCAGGTGGCTTCCGGCCTCTATCAAGTCGAGAGCGCCGGCTACAGCGGTAAGGACGCCCTCACAGTCGAGTCCGACGCCATGAAGGAGGCCCAGGCCTCCGGCGCCCAGTTCGCCCAGGTCGCCTCGGGCCTCACCAGCGAGCTGCATGCCTATCATGCCTCCGCGCAGCAAGCAGGCGGCTATACCGACATCATGACCGAGGCCGTGGTGCGCGGGAAGCAATCCTTCCAGGACTTCGTCTCGGCCATCGGACCGCTCGCGGCGGCCGGGGCCAACGTGGGCATCTCCTTCGACCAGATCTCAGCGGCCGAAGCGACCATGACCCAGATCAACCCCCACGTGCGCCAGGACGCCACGCAGCTGACGCACATGCTGAACGCCATCGCCCTCAACGCCGACGCGGTGAGCGCCTCTGCCCATAAGATGGGGCTGAAATTCAACGAGACGACCTACAACTCGCTCGACCTGATCGGCAAGCTGCAATATTTGCAGCAGGTCAGCGATGGCAACAAGTCGGATTTCGAGAAGCTGGTGGGGGGCGCATCCGGGCTGGCGGCGGCGCTCGACCTGCTGAACGGCAAAGGGGCGACCTACGCGCAGAACCTGGATGCCATGAAGCACGCCTCGGGGGCCACCGACGCGGCCTTCAAGGAGCACGACCAGACCATCAAGGCGGCCACCGACCATATCGGGGCGGCGCTCTCCGTGCTGTCCTACAACCTGGTGACGGCCATCACGCCCCATATCCTGCCCATCATCAACGATATATCGGATGCTCTGGGCAACTTTGCCGATTTTGTCTCGACGCATTTCGACCAGGTGCTGCCCATCATCATCGGGCTGGCCACGGCCATCGGCGTGATCCTGGTGGGCGCGCTGGTGGCCTTCGTCGGTCCCATGCTGGCCGCCGCTGCGCCCTTCCTGGCCGTGGCGGCCGCCGTCGGCGTGCTGGCCGGGGTATTGTCAGGTCCCATCCTGGGCGCCTTCCACATCATGAGCCAGACGGCCGAGGCCGACTCGCTCAAGGCCAAGCTGGCCTCTATCCAGCACACCAAGGAGCAGGCCCAGCAGACCATCGCCAACATCCAGGACGAGCGCATCGGCATCCTGCGCCAGCTGGAAGAGACGCGCAGCGCCTCCGATCGCGTCCACCTGGAGATGAAGCTCAAGGCCCTCAACCTCTCGCAGGAGCAGGCACAGGGCGTTATCAAGAATGCTGAGCAGGAGCGCAAGGGCGTCGAGGCGCAGCTGGAAGCCATGGACCCGGCCACGCGCCTGCACGCCGAGCAGCGCAAGAACGCCGATATCTCGGCGGCCATCGCCCAAAAAGAGGGCGTGCTGGCGCAGTACCGCGAGCAGGCGCAGCGCCTCCAGATCATGATCGGGGAGACGAGCAGCGCCCAGGTGCGCGCGGCGCTCGAGACGCGGCTCAAGACCGTCGAGCACGCCGAGGCCCAGGCGCAGGGCGTCGTCTCCGCCATGCGGAAGCAGCAGCAGGGCGTTGTCTCGCAGATGAAGGAGGCGCAGGCGGCGCTCTCGGCGCAGAACAGCAACCCTATCGTCAACATGATCCACGGCATCGGCTCGGCCTGGCAGTCGATCCAGCCCGGCTTGCAGGCGGCTGGCAAGCTGATCCTGCAGGTGCTCGGTGAGGTGGGCGGCTACCTGAAGAGCGTCTTTATGCCGCTGTGGGGTGAGCTGACAAGCCTGTGGAAGGACGACCTGCAGCCGGCCTTCTCGCAGCTGGGAGGCGCGCTCAAGCAGATGGAACCACTCTTCCTGGGGGTGGCGGCCGCACTCGGAGCCATCGCCTCGCTGGCGCTGGGTTCGCTCGTCGGGGCGCTCAAGGGGACGGTGGATGCCATCGAGTCGGTGATCTCCGGAATCGCCCTGGTCTTCACCGGCATCGTCCAGTTTGTGAGTGGCCTGGTGCAGGTCATCGCCAATATCCTGGGCTTTTTCGTCGATCTGTTCACCGGCAATTTCTCCAAGCTGGGCTCCGATCTGCACGGTATCTGGCAGGGCATCCTGTCGATGTTCTCCGGGCTGGGCCACGCCATCCTGGGCATCCTGCGCGCCACCTTCGGGGCCATCTTCTCGGCCCTGGGTGGCTTCATCTCCGGCTTCATCGGGTTTTTCAAACACCTGTTCGATATGCTGGTTGGCCACTCCATTATCCCCGACCTGGTGCGTGGCATCATCTCCTGGATCGCCTCGCTGCCCGGCAAGGTGCTGGGGCTGATCGAGGGGTTGGTGAGCGGGTTCGTCTCGACGATCGCCCAGCTGCCCGGCAAAATCGGCTCGGAACTGAAGACGCTGGTCTCCGACGCGCTGGGGATTCTGGGCAACCTGGTCGGTGGGGCCATCTCCATCGGCAAGAATATGATCGGCGGGCTGTTCAGCGCCATCAAAAATGGGGTTGGTGGGTTCCTGGGCGGCATCAAGGATGTGGCGGGCAATATCGGCGGGGCCATCGCCTCCTTCCTGCATTTCTCCAGGCCGGAGGAGGGGCCGCTGTCGTCGGTGGATGAGTGGATGCCGCATTTCGGCGAGACGCTCACCTCTGGACTGCAGCAGATCGTCCCCTCGGTCACCAGCGCGCTGACGCTGCTCACCAACGAATTCCAGCGCTTCGACACGAGCGTGCTGACGCGCGCGACCTCGACCTTCACAGCGCTGATCGCCATGAGTCGCACGTGGGGCCAGGACCTGGTGCTGGGCCTGACCAGGGGCATCAACGCGGCCTCGCCCCAGCTGGACCACTCGGTGCAGCAGCTGGCGCAGACCGTGGCGCAATACCTGCACTTCACACATCCCGACGTGGGGCCTTTGAGCGACGTCGAGACCTGGATGCCGCATTTCGGCGACGTGCTGGCCAGCGGCCTCTCCCAGCAGATCTCCAAGCTGCAGAGCGCCTCGACCGGCATCGCTCAGACGCTGGCGCAGGGGGCGCTGTCGGCCTCCTCGCGCCTGGCCGCCGCGCCGCAGGGCGGCGGCGGCGAGGGACTGAACGGCAGCCAGATGATCGCGCTGCTGACCGATATTCGCAATGCCGTCCAGCAGGGTAATCGCAATGGCGGCCCAGGTGCCATCGGCATCAACCAGTCCTTTGGCGGGATCACCCTCAACGGCGTCAACGATCCGCAGCAGCTCTACCAGATGATGAACACCTATGGCGGCCTGGCGCTCGAGAACGCCCAGCGCGGCGCGACGAAAGGACTGTGAGCGGCATGGTCAACGCCTATTTCTACGGTGCATTTAATCTCAATAATATTCCGCAGACCGTGCTGCTCGACAAGCCGCTCGATTTCCCGACCGTCAAGGAGGCGCTCTTCAAGATCGCCAAGACGGAGGGCATGAAGAAGACCGGCGAGGATGTCTCGGCCAAGCAGATCCAGGTGCGCGTGCAGCTGATCGCTTCCTCGCGCAGCGGCCTCGAGGCGCTCATCGATACGCTGTTGCAATCGCTGGCGCTGCGCCAGCAGCAGCTCGTGCTGCACGCCGACGGGCGCTACTGGATCGCCGACTGCACCGACGCCAAGATTCCACTGGGGCCGCAGAACACCGTCTCGACGATCGTCACGCTGACCTTCCTGGCGCAGAACCCCTACGCCTACGCCGCGCTCTCCACCAGCGACGATACCGGCTCGGTCGCCATGACCTTCCTGTCGGGGACGACCTACCAGCTCAATCGCGTCATCACCGGCGGGGGCAACATCTACGCCTACCCGCACCTGCAGCTCAGGTACCAGACCCCCGGCGCGGCTGTCACACTGACAGCCCAGCTGAACCAGAGTTCGACCTATACCTCGCTGGCGGTCACCGCCACGCCGGTCAACCTGACCAATAACAGCATGCTGGTGGTCGGCTATGGCACTTCCAATATGCAGATGGCGGCGGTGACGTCCGGCGGCGGCTCGGCCGGCATCACGAGCATCCCCATCCTGAACGGGTCGGGCGGCTCGTTTGTGGCGGCCACGACGTTTCCGGTGGGGACGCCGGTGTATATCTGCACGATGCTTGGCGCTTCGCTGACGAACGGGACGAACTATACCTCGATCACGCTCGACTCACCAGGGCTGCCCTCGGCCTGCGCCAACGGCGATACGCTCATCATCAATTTCCTGGGCGGGACCAGCCAGAGCGTTACTGTCAACAAGGCCGGTGGCTATGCGGCTGGCGCGACCTCGATCACCGTCAATAGCTTCAATGCCAACGCAAATTATAGCGGAGGGGCCATCAGCAACGTGGCGGTCGTGCGCGACATCCGCCCCACCGCGCTCTCGCTGGCCGAGGTCACCGACAGCCGCACCATCACGCTGTCAGGGTCAGCTAGCCTGCCGCAGAACTTTGGCGACATTCTCGATATCTACTGCGATCCCTTTGACTCGACCAACGGTCTGACGGTGCGGAAAAATAACGTGCCGGTGGCCTTCTCCGGCGCGTTCCCGGTGCTGCAGCCCTTCTCGACGACCTTTCTGCTGCAGTTGTCCTGCCCCTCGCAGCCGACGGTGGAGCTGATTACGACCTGGACGCCCAGGTGGGTTTCTTAGGAGGAGAAAAGAGACATGGCCTTTATCCAACTGGTGCCGCCGGTCTACTACAACATCGTGCAGTACGGGGCGGATCCCACCGGGGCGACCGATTCGACGCTGGCCATTGCGGCGGCCATCAGCGCAGCCTCCGGCCTGCGTAACGGCACGGTCTACTGCCCGCCTGGCCTCTATATCGTCTCGTCCGACCTGGCTGTTCCATCCAACGTCAGCATCCTGGGCTCCGGGCGCGCCACCATCTTCCAGGCCGCCAACAGCAGCCAGCCCAATATCTTCAACCTCAGCAGCTCGTCGCACATTACGATCTCGGATCTCCAGATCAACGGCAACAAGAGCGGCGTGACTGTACTCGGAACCCAGTACACGCACGAGAACGGCATCTACATGCGCGGATCCGACGATATTACCATCTCGCGCTGCTACATCCACGACTGCATGGTCTCCGGCATCATGGCCGATGGCGGCTCGACCAACATCATGGTCTCCAACTGCCGCATGGTCAACAATTACGACAATCAGATCTACATCCGGGCGCAGGATACCTCGCCCTACACGCCCTGCGACTACATCACGGTGACCGGCTGCATCTGCTCGGGCGGCTCCTTCAGCGGCATCCAGATTCTGGGGAGTTCCTACTTTTCCATCACCGGCAATACCTGCTACAGCAATGGCCCGACCTCCGCGCAGGGGGATGGCATCGGCTCCGAGGGGGCGAGCTACGGTACCATCGCCGGGAACACCTGCTACAACAATGGCATTCAGGGCATCAATATCCGCTTCACCAGCGAGACGGGCGGCTCGCAGTCGAGCAGCCACATCGTGGTCTCGGGCAACACGTGCTACAACCACACCTCGACCAACGGGGATGCGGGCGGCATCTCGATAGGCGATACCGACGACATCCAGGTCACCGGCAACCTGTGCTATGGGAACGGCTTTGGCATCAATATCAATGGCGGCAACGGCAACGGGGTGCAGCACTGCCACCTGGTGGGCAACTCGGTGCGCGGCAACTCCAACACGGGCCTGCGCATCTCCCCCGGAACGGGCAGCGTCGATTTCCTCCTGGAGAACAACTACCTGGCCGATAACGCCGGCGATAACCTCTACGCCACCGTGCCGGTCATCATCATCGGTGGGGCCAGCCTGCGCGCCGCCGCCAGCAAAGAGGGCATCCACCTCTCGACCGGAGCAGGCGGCTCCTTCCTGCGCAATGTCGTGGTCGCCGACAACGGCGATAATGGCGTGCTGATCGACTCGACCTGCGGCGCTGTCAACATTCGCGAGTGCCATTTCGACAATTTCACCACCAGCAGCCAGAAGCGCGCCGTGCAGGAGCAGTCAGGCGGCGGTCCGACGCTCATGTTCGACTGCCGCATCCTCAACCAGGCCAACAACCTCTACACCTTCAACAACTCGGGGTCGAGGTACTATGACCCCCAGACCAAAGGGACGGTGACAGTGACCGGCAGCTACACGCTGCTGGCGCAGGACGAGGTGGTGCTGTGCAACCAGAGCGCCGCCATGACGCTCACCATCCCGTCCGGCATCCTCGCGAACGGGCGCATCCTGACCGTCAAGGATATCAGCGGCAACGCCTTTGCCCACCCTATCATGCTCAGCCCGGCGTCGGGAAACATCGACGGCCTCTCATCGAGGACGCTCTCGATCAACTACGGGGTGATCCGCCTCATCTCGGACGGCACCAACTGGTACGTGCTGGATCTCACGCCCACGCCGCCCATCGCGCTGTACAGCGATCAGGGCATCGCTACGACCAGCTCGCAGGGGGCTGGCGCGACCAACACGGTCTACTTCGTCTTGCTGCCACCCCTGCAGGCGCAGGTGGTGGCCAGCGCCATGCGCGTGCGCTTCTCATCGGGTGGCGCGGGGAACTACGACCTGGGCATCTACGACTCGACAGGGGCCAACGGCAAGCCGGGCAACCTGCTGGGTCACTGCGCCTCGACGGCCACGAGCCTGGCGTCCTCGTCGGCGACGCTCTCGCCGGCGCTGCTGGCCAACGTGACGCTGCCGCCGGGGGTGTACTGGCTGGCCTTCTGGATCTCGGATACGACGGACACCTGGAACAAGCAATCGATCTCGGGCAATATGGCGCCGGTGATGAGCGGGACGATCACGGCGGGGCCGCTGCCCGCCAATGCCTCGTCGGTGACCGGCCTGGGCAATGCCTCGGTCATGCCGATCATCGAGGCGCTGCTGAACAACGAGTGGAGCTAGGCCATGTTCTACTATTCGACGGTCGTGCTGGATGACACTCCGCAAGCCTACTACCGCTGCGACGAGAGCAGCGGTAGCGTGGCGCACGACCTGACGAATAATCACTACGACGCGCAGCTCTCGGGCGGCTTCACACTCGACCAGCCGGGCGCCATCGCCAGCGACCCGGATACGGCCCTCTCGCTCAATGCCATCACCGGCCTGCTGGTGCTGCCGGTCTCGATGAACATTCCGAGCTGGTCGGCCATCTCGCTGGAGTTCTGGATCAAGACCTCCTCCGGCTGGCAGTACGTGGTCATCACCTGCAATGCCAGCAGCCAGGTGCTCTACCTCAACGGCTCGCCGGTCGCCAGTGGAGCGGGCAGCGGGGATGAGATCGTGCTGGGGCAGGACATGAGCTTCGGGGGCAGCAATGCGACGGTGGTGGTCGACGAGATAGCCGTCTACAGCTATGTGCTGCTGCCAGGCCAGGTGCAGACGCACTACCGGGCGGGGCTGCTGGCCGTCTCCGGGCTGCCGACCGACCTGTCGGTCTACAAGTACCAGCTCGTGCAGGTCTACGCGCCGGGGGTGAGCGGCTATGGTTCGATTGGCGCCTACATCGATACGTGGCGCGATGCGCCGGTCATTTCCAATCTCAAGGAGTCCATCAACGCCGGGGCCGACCTGCTGCGCATCACCCTGCCGAGGCCGTACAACAATCCCGATCCGAACGGCCGCATCACCATGGCGGCGGGCAACGTCGTGCAGGTCTACATCTTCGGTCCGGGGCTGCCGAGCACAGGCAAGCTCAGATTTCAGGGCGTCATCGACAAATATGAGCCGAGCCTTTCGGCCAGCGGAGCGCAGCAGATCACGGTAACGGTGACGCCCTACAGCGCGATCATCGCCGACAATGGCCAGGCCAGCACAAATACCTACGTAGGAGTGGATCCGCTGGTGATTGTCCAGGGACCGGCTGTGGGAAGCGGTACGATACTGACGCTCGATCCGGGCAATCCGAGCAGTTCGGGCCTGCCGAGTGTGAACTATACGGCCTCCTATAGCAACTGGAAGCAGCAGATGGATGATGCTATGCTCATGCTGCAGAGCGGTTCGGTGGGCTGGTTTTACCGCGTCAATACCGATAAGACGCTCACGATCAATCAGACACCGGTGACGGCCCAGCACGTGCTGGTGGTGGGCCAGCACCTCATGAGCTATCTCTACAGCTCAGACTGGACGCTGCTCAAAAATGCCATCTCATTTTTGGGCGGTGGCTCGCCGCCGGTATCGGCCTTCGTCAATGGCTCGGATATTACGACCTATGGCGAACGCATTTACTTCAAACAGGACAGCCGCGTCACACGGAGCGCCGATGCCACGACACTGGCCAACGGCATCCTGGCCTTCTACGATCGCGCCATTCTTCGCTCGACCATCGAGATTCCCGATTATCGCGGCTCACCCGGCGGCCTGGGCTATGATATCGAATCGATCAAGTCGGGCGACTCGATACAGGTCATTGATCCCTCGGTGGAACCCGAATACGTCTCGCCGGTGGCGCAGATCGTCACCGTTACCTACAACTTCGACATGGTCAAGATCGAGCTGGGGCAGATTCAGCCCAACGAGAGCAGCGCCGTGTGGGCGCTGCAGGCACAGTTCCAGGACTTCACGATGGTGAGCTAGCGCAAGGAGGAGACACGCTATGACCTTGTATGGCAATTATCCGCGCACGATCCGCTTCGAGGTCCACCAGGTGCGGCGCATTCCGGTGGAGATGGACGAGGCCACGCGCCGCTACATCGTCGAGAGCCACGAGCACGGGCGGCTGCTGCCGCAGACCATCGCCGAGCTGTTCGGCGAGCACGAGGAGGTCGAGCGCGCCCGGCTCACCTACGACCCGGAGAAGCAGCAGCTCGTCGTGCTGCTCGAGCACAGCGCCGCGTCGGGCCTGCCTCCCTACGGTTGGATGA